GGTGGACTCAAGTTCTTTTACAAGCAGATACTGACAGGCGACTCAGCAGATAACATACAAGGTATCTATGGCGTTGGTCCTAAGAAAGCTGATAAGATACTTGCTGACTGTAAGACAGAGCAGGAGTTGTATGAAGAGTGTGTCAGAGCTTACGGTGGTGATGAAGATAGGGTCATCGAGAATGGTAGATTACTTTGGTTAAGAAGAGAAGAAGAACAGATATGGCAACCACCCAAGTTCACAGATTCAGATCAGGACTAGAAGAACGCAACGCTAAGTACCTTACAAAGAAACGTGTCAAGTTTGAGTACGAGACACTAAAGGTACAGTGGCGTGATATGAGAGTAAGGAAGTATACTCCTGACTTTATCCTACCCAACGGTATCATAGTAGAGACTAAGGGTAGGTTTACTTTGCCTGACAGGAACAAGCACAAGTGGATACAAGAGATACACCCTGAGCTTGACGTAAGGTTTGTCTTTAGTAATCCTTACCAGAGATTAAACAAGGGTGCAAAGAGTACCTACGCAGACTGGTGTGATTACTACGGCTTCTTATTTGCTAAAGAAGTAATACCACATGACTGGATAAAAGAGAAAAAGAAGAAAATATGCTTGAACAAGGTACTCTAACATGATACCTATATTGTCTAAGACTAATGATAACATAAGATACTTTCATATTGAAGGGATAAAAAATGCAAGTTAAAGTACATCAGTATCTTGATGGTCCGATAGACCAAGGAGATAAGTGGATACTACTGTGTATGATTGAAGAGAAGGGTCTAGTCTTTGATGAAGAGTTAGAGTTCAAAGACTTCAACACTGCTTACAACTTTATGAACAAGCTTAAGCAATCAACTACACCCATACTTCACGAAAAAGAAACTTCCCTTTGGATACATTAAGGCTTGACAATGTTTGACCATGATAGTAAGATAGAAGCTCTTGTCAATAACTACGGACTAAAGTTATTGATGGAACAAAATGATTTAGATGAGGAAGCAATCGTAAGAAAGTTGGTGGACGATGGAACTATCAACATGAATGATTACTTTTATTTGGATGTTGAGATAAAACAGTGGAAGGAACAAGAACAGTGATTACTCTAGATGACATAAACGCATTTCAATACTACAATCAAGACCCTCTTGATATGGACAATTACCAAAAGCAAGCTGCATCGACAGCTATCTACGATAAAAAACACGCAGTGATCTACCCTGCCTTGGGTCTAGCTGCTGAAGCAGGAGAGGTAGCAAACAAAGTCAAGAAGATTATGAGGGATGGAGACTTTGATCGTGAAGCTATAGCTGACGAGATAGGAGATTGTCTCTGGTATATAGCTGCACTATGTAGAGACTTGAATGTTGACATGGAGAACGTAGCTTATAGTAACCTAGAGAAGTTACACAGCAGACAGAAACGAGGAACACTAAGAGGGAATGGGGATAAGAGATGAACAACTACTTACCAACAGACTACCAAGCGTTCATACACACAAGCAGATACGCACGTTGGCTAGAGAAGGAACAACGAAGAGAGACTTGGGCTGAGACTGTTGACAGATACATGGAGAATGTAGTCATACCTGTCATGGGTAAAGACAGCTTTGTCACCCAGATAGAACAAGCAATCCTTAGCCTAGAGGTTATGCCTAGCATGAGGGCTATGATGACAGCAGGTAAGGCATTGGATAGAGACAACACATCAGGCTACAACTGCAGCTACCTACCTGTCGATGACCCTAAGTCTTTCGATGAGGCTATGTTTATCCTGTTGTGTGGCACTGGTGTAGGCTTCTCAGTAGAGCGACAGTTTGTACAGCAGCTACCTGAAGTACCTGAGTTGTACGAAAGTGACACCACAGTTGTTGTCAAGGATAGTAAAGAGGGTTGGGCTAAAGCTTTCAGACAGATACTAGCCTTGTTGTGGGCAGGAGAGATACCTAAGTGGGATGTATCAAAGGTCAGACCTGCAGGTGCTAGGCTAAAGACTTTCGGTGGTAGAGCTAGTGGTCCTGCCCCCTTGGTTGACTTGTTTAACTTCTCTATAAAGATATTCAAGGACGCACAAGGACGTAGACTATCATCAATAGAGTGTCACGATCTTATGTGTAAGATTGGTGAGGTTGTAGTAGTTGGTGGTGTCCGTAGGTCAGCTATGATTAGTCTGTCTAACTTGTCAGATGATAGGATGAGACACGCTAAGTCAGGAGACTGGTGGACTAATGATCCCCAACGTGCTCTAGCTAACAACTCAGTTTCCTACACAGAGAAGCCTGATAGCCTGTCGTTCATGCGTGAGTGGATGGCTCTAGTCGAATCAGGTAGTGGTGAGCGAGGTATCTTCAATAGAGAAGCAAGCAAGGCACAGGCAGCTAAGTACGGTAGACGTGATCCTGATTGGCAGTTCGGCACTAACCCTTGCTCAGAGATAATACTTAGACCCTACCAGTTCTGTAACTTGACAGAAGTTGTAGTTAGGTCCAGTGATAACTTTGCTGACTTATCACGTAAGGTAAGGATAGCTACAACACTAGGAACTATACAGTCTACCTACACTAAGTTTCCTTACCTTCGTAAGATATGGAAAGACAACACAGAAGAAGAGCGTCTGCTAGGTGTATCCCTGACAGGCATAATGGACAACCCTTTATTAACGAGTAAGAGCAATGGGCTATCAAAGAATCTCGAAAATCTTAGACAGGTTGCAGTTAACACAAATAATAGTTTGGCTAATACTCTTGGGATTAATCCTTCCACTGCTATTACCTGTGTCAAACCCTCAGGAACCGTCAGTCAACTTGTGGACAGTGCCTCAGGTATCCACGCAAGACATTCCAAGCACTACATCAGGACTGTAAGAGGTGACAACAAAGACCCACTGACAGCCTTTATGAAGGATCAGGGCATACCTAGTGAACCTTGTGTAATGAAACCTGATCAGACCACAGTGTTCAGCTTCCCTGTTAAGTCTCCTGCCAACGCTATAGTCACTGAGGATATGTCAGCTATAGATCAGCTAGAGACATGGCTTATGTATCAGAGACATTGGTGTGAGCACAAGCCTAGTGTGACTATCAACGTCAGGAAGGATGAGTGGTTTGAGGTTGGAGCGTTTGTCTATAAACATTTTGATGAGATGTCAGGCGTGTCCTTCTTACCTTACAATGAGCACACCTACCAACAAGCACCTTATCAGGACATAATGAAGAGTGAGTATGTGACATTATTGTCACTAATGCCAGACAAAATAGACTGGTCACTCTTGACAGAATACGAAAAAGAAGATAGTACTAACTCAAGTCAGACGTTTGCTTGCAGTGGTGACGTATGTGAAGTAGTAGATATAGGAGCTTAGATGGACGATGTAGTAAATAAGCCACCACACTATGGTGATGGCGAGATAGAGTGTATAGACTATATGAAAGACAACATGGATACTATGATGTTCATGGGCTACCTAGAGGGTAACTGTAAAAAGTATCTACATAGGTACAGATACAAAGGTAAACCTGTAGAAGATCTGAAGAAAGCTAAGTGGTACTTAGACAGGTTGATACAGGAGATGGAAGGAAACTAAATGTTTACTGCTATAATTCTAGCCTGTAATATGTCAGTGACAAACTGTAAAAGCTTTGGTACACCTAGAGTTTTTAACTCAGAAAAGGAGTGTTTAGTTTCTTTAGCTGATGGCAAGAACCAGATAGAAGCACAGGGCTGGATGATCCTAGATTCTCATTGTTATATGTGGGGTAGTAAGGTATAAAAAAGGGGAGCTACTTAGGCTCCCTCATTTCTTTCTTTTCTTTCCTGACGCTGTTGTGGACCAAGATACTCTCTTCGGTCCTTTCTTTTTGGAAGCCTCCTTCTTGGAGATTCTTCCTGCCACCGACTTCGGGCGACAGGCTGGATACGGACGCTTGCTTCCCTTAGCTTTCTTACGTCCACAAGGTTTGCCAGTCTTAACATCAACCCACTCCTCAGCAAACCATTTACCTAAGCCACCCTTCTTAGACATGTTAGCAACAGGTACATTCTGGATTACACTTACGGTTTCTTAACGCACACCAAAGTCTTTTCAAATATCTTCTCATTACGCTTTCCTCACTCTGTTATCTGCACCCTTCCACTTACCACCTTTGGACTTGTACCATTTAGCTGCCCAAGCATTTGCGTAAGCTGAGGGGTATACCTTAAACTTTTTCTTTGCTGCTGTTTTAGCCCTTGACCAAAGAGCAGGATTAGTTGGTACTGATTTAGCCATTACTTAACCTCGTATTATTTCTTACTTCCCATCGCAGTAAACCCAAAGTATGCTCCGACAAGTGCTGATACAGACACAACGTAGATGTTAGCTATGTCAGCTATCAACATTGCAGCAGTCTCTTGACCAATTACAGTACAGAAAAAGATACCTGCAGGGTACAGCACCATACCTGAGAGAGCAAACCAAGTCATGTTGCGTTGGGCATCACGCTTGGCATCGTCATCTTCAATTTTTCTACGTCTATCTTCTAGGTAAAGCTGACGCTCTTCGGCATCTAGCTTACCGTTCTTATCTAAGTCGTACTCTTCTACCATTATAAATCGACCCAACCCATAGCGACTAGTATACCTAGCGCCCCACCACATATCAACAAGAATATTACTACAGCAATGAACGCCATCTCAGCGTTCTCTTTCATGCGTTCAGCATCTATTCTTGCTTGTCTCTCTTCTTCTTTTCTTTCTTGAGCTATTTCTTTACGAAGCTTGAGCAATTCCTGATAGGCAGAGTAGCCTATAGTGTTAACAATGAACTCTCTTAATTCTTCCTCAGCCTGTTTAGCCTGTTGACGTTTCATAAACGTGTCCAGAGCTTCTTCGTTTGTGCTACTAAAAGGGTTTTGCTTCTTCTTTTCGTGAGCCTTTTTTGCGCTGTCTACACTGTCAAAGAAACCACCTATTTCTTTGGACATAGAGGCCAGTGTTCTGCCTGCACTTATGCCACCCTTGACCATCGCTAATGCGCTGAGTGGATCAATCATAGTTAGTGCCTCGGATCAAGAATATCTTTGTGGTCTCTATTGATGAAGTCTAGTGTTCTTTCTAGTAAGGCTACCCTCTGTTGTAGATCAATGATACGCATTATACTCATGCTCATACCGTCTATTTCTTCCCATAACTCGTCTGTCTCATCGTATACATCTGCTTCAATCTCAGCCATGATGCTTACTATTTCGTTTATGTTGTCTTTGTTCTGTTCAATATCTCTGAGCATATTTACTTTGTCAGTTGTATTGCTTTGTGCATCAAGCACTGCGACAGTCTCTTCTAGGTTAGCTATTATAGATGCTTGCTCTGAGGCATACCACACCATACCACCTAAGGAACTGCAGACAATACCAATTACTGCTATATTTACTTTAGGTAACTCCATTTACTCTACCACTTCTTACATGACCAGTATCGTGCAGTCATCTTATCTTTAGCTGTATCACACTTATGCCTTGCACGAAAAGATTTTCTACGCTTAGGGTTACTCTTTTTGATTGTCATGTTGGCATCACCAAACCTAATGATCTTTTCTTTACCACCCTGACAAGCCTTGACAACAAACTTCTTACCGCCAGAGACCTGACGCTTAGGGCTGTTGCACTTCATCTTTGATTTGTCTATCTTAGCCACGATACCTACCAAATGTTATAGTTCTAAGAAATCCTCTCCATATTTCTATTGGTGACGGTAGCATCCAGCCTAGTACAGCTAGTAGTATCATCCACATAGGTATGTCTTGGTTGAGTACCTTGACGTTACCTGCGTCACCATCAATGCTGAACGCACCCTCTGACTGATTGACGTTTACGTTCTCACCTGATATGTCTCTACTCTGGTCAATGGCTGACTGGTTGTTCTCTTTACCTATCTGTGTGTTGGCGTTGACTGATGTGCCATCACCTTTACCCCCACCACCAAGGCTTCCCATCAGTGCTAGAGGTGACAGACAGCCACCTAGGAATAGTACGAGTGTTAGTGCTAGTGCTAGTCTCATTGTTCTTGTCCTTGATCAGTCGTAGTAGGTACATCCAAACCCACATTTTTTGGTCTAAGCGAATCTAATAGTGTTTCAACTTCTTCTGCTGTATGTGCGTTTGCTACGTTTTCCTCAGGTTTATAGTAGCTTTCACCTCTTACCATAGTTTGACCTTTACGTGTTACTGGTTTACCTATAGGTATAGAGGCCCATTCTTTAGCTAATTCCTCATGGGCTTCAGCCCTAGTTACATTCTGCTCACCTCTTAACCAAGCCTGTAGCTTTGATCTTTTGCTTCCTGCTAAGTATTCTATAGCTATTCTGTCTTGAAGCTCTTGGTTAAACACTTCATCACCTGTTAAACCCATAGAGTTTACTGCACTTGCCATTGTTAAAGGAATTATTTGGTATGCACCTACAGCAAAAAATTCCCTGTTATCTAACTCACTACCTGAAGCTACATATTGACCTTGATCATTAGTGTTATCTTTTACGTGCTTTACTAACTCATCTATAGAAGCACCAGACTTAGCCAGTTGTGCGTTCATAACTTCTTTTATAGTCATTTTTTCTAGAGGTTTAGAGTAGGTATCAGAATAGAAAGAATCTAGTACAGAGAATAATTTTCCTTGGCCTTTTAGTCTATCAGTAGTTCCGTTATTAGCTGCACCATAACCACCACTCTCTCCTTTAGCTATGAAAGAAAGAAGAGGATTATTTGAATCAGATATTTCTGGACGTTTAGTTGCTGTACCACTACCCAATTTAGTTCTAGTTTGTAAGTCTAATTCACCAGTGACTTCCAATTCATTCTCATACTGAAATGTTTTTACTGCATTTGTAGTGTTTGCTCCTGTTAAACCATCTACATTATCCCTATAATGTCCTGTCTCTTTTAGTAGAGATTGACTCTGTGCTAAGGCTTGTTTAGGTTCTTTAGGAATAACTTCAGTAGGGTCTTTATAGTCTTCGTCTGTAGGTGAGACCTCTACTTTCCCATCGGTAGGCCGCACCCCACTAGCAGCAGCAACATCAGGTAATTCTTTAATTTCAACATCTGGTTTCTTTGGTATAGGTTGATCGGTAGTTTGTTGTATTGTCACAGGCTCCATTAATTTAGTAGGAGTAATCCCCTCTCGAAAACTTTGGGAAAACTTTCTGTCTGGATCAAAGGGTACATTATCAGACTCAGGTTGTGGTTGTATCGTGGCTGCTCTCATAGCACCCATCGCACCTTTTATATTTTCGTTTAGTTTACTAGCAAATTTCTTTGTAACTAACAAACCACTATCAAGAGATACGTTACCTTGGTCTACTGCAGCTATAGTATCTGTTACTTGCTTACGCTCTACATCAACTATTAGAGAACCGCCTGATAAGGATACATCACTCATTACTTTTTAACTCTTATTTGACCTGCACTATCAAAATAGTGTTCACCACTTCCTATTGATGCCATTATCTTAAGGTCTGTTTCTCTTTTACCTGTCCACTCTATAACCCAAGGGTTCTGCAGTGAGCCATTTGAGCTTGATTCACCAACTTCTACTTCTTGAATTAGGCTTTGCTCTAGTGAACCTGTGAGAACGCCAAGTCTACGTAAGTTCTTTATGTAGTATTTCTTCTTATCAGAGTTTTTAAGAACTTTTCTGTAGTCAGCATAAGCTGTTTGAAACTTAAAGCCTAAGTCTTCTATCTGGCTTCTCTCTAAAGTCTCTAGCTTACGTCCTCTGTCTGCTATCATAGCTGTAATGTCACCATTGTACCTCTTGTTGGCGTACATTTTTACCATGTCACCAACTTGTCTGTCCATTCTTATTTGGCCTGTGTCTATTCTCTTGTCTAAGTCGTACTCTATCTGACCAAGGCCAGTAACTTTAAAATAAGAACTTGTGTCAGAGCCTGATACAGCAGTATTGACAAGTTGTAGTTGTCGTACAAGAGCATCCCCTAGTCTAGCCCTAGCTATAGCAGCTTGGTTGGGGTCTATTTGGTCTAACACGGATAGTTTCTTAAACATATTCTCATTGAAAATATTATTTAGAGTATCAGTCTTAAAAATCTCTGGAGATTTAGCTATGACAACTGAAGCATGACCAATACCTTGAAGGAAATTGTCTCTATGTTCTGTCACATTCATGTTCTTAGGTTCTACAAGGTTGATACTTGATATAGATGTAAAGAAAAGAACGTCTTTACGTTTCACAAGGCTCATGTCTGTAGCTTTTTCTACCTCATCTGGATCATGTAACTTATCTGTACTGTTGTCTATGACAGAAATATCAACATTAGGTTGGTCAGGGTCAGCCTTAGTGTTTCCTAGTACGTTTGGATTGTAAGTAAATAGATCAATGTACTCCATATCCTCTGCTTCTAGGTCATTCATAGCTTTTGTTAGTTTAGTGATTTGACCTGCAACCATTGTCGTTGCATCAAACTGTCCTGACAGCAGAGCGTTGGCTAAGATTGGGTTGTCTACTTCTTTCCTTATCATTTCTATAGCAACTTCAGTATTCTGTCTCATATAGTCAGCTACTTTAGCATCTATAATATTTTGATCATAGTTTTTTAAGTTGTCTAACTGAGTTTTTAAAACGTCTAGTTGAGCAAGCAAGGGCTTGCTAGTACCCTCTGGTAAATTAGGTGGTATTCTACTTGTTATAAAACTTCTTAACTGAGTTAAACCAACCTCTAATTCCATTACATTTTCAGGCATGATATTTTTACCTGCTTGCATTTCTATTGACAAACCAGC